GTCAGAAAAACACCACTTAATTATCAAGATAATTAAGCAGTTAAGGTGGTTTAAAACACCTCCTACCTCAATTGAGCCACAATTAATCAAATATAACAATTAAGTTATATTTGAATAAAGACTCAAAATCACAGGTAGAATTATACCTATAGAAGGTGGAAACGTATATGCCCAAAGGGCTAATACGGAAAAACCACCTCCTAAAGGTAGCCCTTAAAAGGGAATAAAGAAAGGAAAAATTATTGGTTCATTCTAGGAACACCAACCCAGAATAAAGCCTGAAAGTCATCTCCAAAAGAACGAGATATCAATCGGTTCTTAGACGTGCCTGTCCAAACAGAAACCCTTACTCTAGGAGTAAAAAAGTCAGCTGTATTAGAGGACAAATAAGTATATTGGATAGGGCACATCCGATAAACGTTTTGATAAGGACAGGAGACGCTCAAACCACCAGCGCCATAAGTGTTAGTGGCGGGTGGCATAGTTCGAGGCCTAACCGAGGCAATGGTATAAGAAGAACCGTAAGGTAAAGTAGTGGTGCTAGTAGATGTTTGCGAAGTAACATAAACAAAACCAGAAACAGCTACATCATCTATACGACACATGTATGGTGTGTTAACATCAGCACCCGATGAGATAGGTGTAATACGTAAACGTGTGGAACCACGGTAAAAGGGAAAAGGTGCGAGGATAAAAGAAGTGATAGGGTCATAAATTTGCCTGGGTGGTGTATAGATTGAGGAGAAAAATCGGCCAGCCCCGACAACCCATGGTAAGACAGTAAGAATATCGTTAGCTGCTTCATCAACCCACTCAAATTGTACGTCAACATAACGCTTCAAAAGTTGTAAAACAGATAAAGCACACTCAGACATACTATCTTGGGCAAAAGACAAATTAAGGGGAGCAACTGGAGAGTCACCTGGTGCATCACATGTGATTGTGTCAAAGTTTTCGACATCTCCTCCTTGAGGAACAACAGGTACAGTACTAACAGGCCGAGGCTTATTAAATTGTAATGACTCGGCGCCCCTGACATAAACTAACACATCAATTGTGGAAGAACAAGTCTCGGGTGAACGTATGGGGTTAACAACGTGAACATAAAAAGCACCATATGGAATGCTAACCTCAAAATAATCATGGGGTAACAAATATGGACACCTAAAACACGCTTGACTCCCTTCCTGTAAATCTAAAACGGTACGATAAGCATAAGAACTGTCAGTGAAAGTCATAGTGGTATCATTAGGACCTGGTATATAAGTAACTGCAACTGAACCACTATGAAATCCTGTTTTAACAAATTTGAGCATAATCTCAATACCACCACGGTATAGACCGAATAAGGTAGAAAGATAAGCTACAGGAGTATAGTAAAATTCAAAGGAACCAGGACTAACAACAAAAGCAGAAGGCTGCAACACTTGACGGAACTTTTGCAAACCTAATGTATCAGCCTCACTTAACTGAAAACTTGTGAAGAAAGACCATTGTGACTTAATAAAATCAATTGACATTTGATCCTGATTTTTATCACTAACATCATCCAGGAGTTTGAGTTTAGCATCATATAAAAGAGATAACGGTATGGAATTATCTAAGCCATCCGCAGTGGTTGTATGCCAATTATAGTTATTACTCATCATACAAGGTTTTTCGGTTGAAATGGGTTTGGAAAATCCAAATGAATATGCTGCCCCTTTAGCCGCATTTAAGAACCACGAAACTGGGGAAGCCCAGGGGGAAAGAATAGGTATCTTGGCAACTGATTCTGCGAAATTTGCAGCAGCACCAAGGACATAAGATATAGGTCTCTCCTCGTGTTCGGCAGGCATAATTCGTTTAGCTTTACCCTTACCAATACCAGATTGTTGAATTGCTTTGTTAGTTTGACCAAAGAGTTCCACGTCATGCAAAGAATACCAAATAGTATAATCTACATTAGCATCCCCCGCAGCACCGACTTGTAGAGGATCCATAATGGCGACATAAATGTCGCCCCAATCATAAACAAAGCCAGCAGAGGTCATTTCAATATAACGACCAGGAGCCACATAAGGGATAGATAATGAGACAGAGGTATCCGAACATGAAATGTTTACCCCAGGTAACTGGGATAGTGGAACTCGATGGGTATTGTGTAAAGAAGCTTTAATAGGATTGGCTACAGCAACAGGATAATAACAAACCCTAAGCAAACCTTGATGAAATGGTGTGGCATTTAAAATAAAATCAACCCGTAATGTCGCACGCAGACC